ATCCGACATCCTGACACTATATGACAAACCAGTATAAAACGGACATTACAGACAATAACAATTTGATAACTTTTTATATACATGTCCGTATTGTCCTGATATGATATAATTTATATTGACTAGTACTCTGGTTTGTCTTTCATACCCACCAGCCTGAGTACTAGTCATTTTTTTATGGTATAATCACATTATGTCTACTTGCTCCCCAGAAATTTTCGGCGCTGATCCAGTAAACATCCAATGGCGTGTTGTCAGAGGAGATACTGGCTCCCTTCGTGTTGAGTTTTTACAGCCCAATGAAGTAGATTTTTATGATACAGACGGATGGATTTTTAGAGCAACCGCTTATGATCAATCTGGAGATATTCTAGACGCTCTTGAATGTGAGCCTGGTCCTGGATTTGTTGATATAAAGGCTCATCCATCAGTTACAAAAAATTGGGGATTAAAATATTTAAGAACAGTTGCAGAACTACCATTTGATGTTCAAGTAACTATTCCAGAACTAATCGAAGATACTGTTTGGACTCCTGTAATTGGAACTATACATGTATTAGGCGACATTACACCAGGGGGTACACTATAATGGCAGTTATTAAGATTGTTCCAATGCCAGGCGCAGTTGGAGACAAGGGAGACGAAGGAGCACCAGGACCACAAGGTCAGCAAGGACCAGCAGGTCAAAATGGTTTGCCAGGAACACCTGCTCTATGGTCATATCAAGGTACATATAACTCTTCTGCTGCTTATGCAGTTGGAGATGTCGTAGTTTATCAAGGACAACTTTATTATACAAAGTCAGTAACAACTGCTGGAACACTTCCAACTGATACTGCAAAGTTTGATTTAATTGCATCTAAGGGTGCAGATGGACAACCAGGAACCAATGGTGCAGATGGTGCACCAGGAGCAGGGTTTGGAATTTACTATTTAGGAAACTACAATCCAAATAGCGGATACTTACCAGACATTGCAGTAGTACGAGGATCAGATGGACAACTATATCTTGCTAAAGCAAGTGGACAACTTGGTGATCCAGTTGGAAACACTGCACAATGGGAAGTTTGGATTCCTAAAGGTGCAGATGGTGCAAACGGGACAAATGGTACAAATGGTGCAGACGCACTTTGGAATTTTACTGGTCCATGGGTAAATGGAATTGACTACGGTCCTGGATCTTTAGTTGAGTTTGAAGGATCGACTTACTATCATCCTAACGGACAGTTTTCATCATATGCTCCACCAACAAATGGATGGATTTTAGTTTCTTCTAAAGGTGCAGATGCTGAATTACCAACGGGATGGACAGGAACCATTAATACAGAAGGTCCAATGTTAATCTCAGTTGTTAATGGAATCATTACAGAAGTAAACTCACTGACTTAATACCGTGAGATAATGTATCCATGGCCGTTTCTAAATCTATGGATTTTCCAGGTGCAAAAAAATCTTCTTATGCTGCACAAGTAGAACAAAGTCAAGCATCTACCTCTGTAGACAACGTTCTTTCATTTCTTCCAGTCCCTGGACCAACTGGGCCACAGGGACCTGCAGGTAGAGATGGTAGAGATGGTGCAGACGGAAAAGAAGGGCCCCAAGGACCAGAAGGAAAAATAGGTCCACGAGGACCAGAAGGAAGAGAAGGATTAAGTTCTCTATCGTCTTCAGGACAGCAAGCAGGATGGGCTTCTTATCACAATAAAATAGAAAAACCTTTTAAACTTGGAATATCTGAGGGAGATGATGGATGGGTGACTGTTTTTGTTTTATCTGATGAACTATCAAACGAAAGATATTTACCTAAAGACTGTGCTTCATTGTGGAATGACCACGCTAGAGCCTTTAATTTTAAAGGACTTAAAGAAGGCTCTCAAGTATTTATAACCTACAGTTTTGAGTTAACAACATATAGCAGTAACACAGAAGCCTGGATTCGAACATATTCTCCAAACAGCGAATTAGACATTGCTCAGTTTATAGGCTCAATGAAATATCAACATACCTATCCAATAACTGTAACCCAGCAGGTTTTTATTGAAAACCAAAAAATCTGGGGTAACGGAGCAGTTCCTCAAATTAGAACCGATTATGACGCATCAGTAATTCTCAAATCTATATATGTCAGCGTGGTATAATAAAACTATGGCATTTCCAGGAGAACTCAATATAAATTACTACAAGGGTGACACCCATGAGTTTAAGATATACCCTCAAAAAACAGATAACTCTATCTTTTATCTAAACGACTATAGTAATGCCACATTTAAAATTGCAGAGGTAAGAGGTACAGCAGGAGTTGCAAATCAAATTACTGGTAGCGCAATAATCTCAACAGATGGAACCCATATCACTTGTGCAATAACTCCAGAAAATGGAGAAGATATGGATTCATCTACTACATATGTTTATGATGTTCAGATTTATGCTCAAGGAGCAGGAACATACGATAAAATTTTGACACTTTTAACTGGCTCTATTTCTGTAACAGATGATGTTTCACAGGGGATTGGATCACCAAATAGAGCCATCCCTACATATAGAGTTATTTATCACAATACAAATGCAACTTCTGGAATTCCCCCAGTAGATAATGATGCATATCTTCCAAACGCATCAGTTGTATTAAAGGGTTTAGGAACTCTTGCAAGAACTGGATATTATCTTGCTGGTTGGAATACAGTATCAGATGGAACGGGAACTAACTATACTCCAACTGCAACAATTTCTTCTTTTAATACAGACATAAACCTTTATCCTAAGTGGGTAGTAAATACAGTAGCATTTGATAATCAAAGTGCAACTACTAACCATAGCGGAGGATCAACAACCTACACTCCTCTATCTTCAATAACTACAATTCCTACAACACCTCCTATTAGAGTAGATCATGAATTTATGGGATGGTTTACAGGACCAGCAGGAAGCGGAACTCAAGTAACTAATGGATCCTACACTCCAACATTCCCATTCGGTCCAGTTATACTTTATGCTAAGTGGATTAATAATAAAGTAGTTTACAATGATCAAAGTGCAACAACAACATATTCTGGAGGATCAACACACTTTGTTGTTGGTGAACCAATTGAATTTATACCAACAACACCTCCAATTAGAACAGGACACACATTTGGTGGATGGTTTACGGGTCCCGCAGGCAGTGGTGTAGAAGTTACAGATGGATCTTACACTCCTACTTCACCATTTGGCCCAGTAACTCTTTATGCTAAGTGGACGGTACAATGACAAATATTTTTGTATCACCAGAAGATGTTAAAGTAATTGGCGGTACAGCAAATGTAAATGTCGAAGTAGATTTTGGACCACAAGGACAAAGAGGGAACCTGTTTCTTGTAGGATATGGAAACCCAAACACAGTATCACATTCTGTTACATTGCAACTACTTGATTTGTATATAAATGTTCAGGCTACAGACGAAGACTATTTAGTTATGTACCAATATCAAAATGTTTCTGGTGTAAATACTTGGGTAGAAACATCAACCCTTATGACAGACAAATTTAGTGTAATCAGACAAGTAGCCTTTATAAATGGAAAGACAACAAGCGAAGTAGATTTTAAAGTATCCAATATTGCACCACTTAGCCTTGTGGGTGGACTAACAGCAGAAAATTTTAATGTACAATGTACCTTTTCTGACCCTGCAAACCCTATTGCTCACTCAATTACAGTTAAGCCTTTAGAGTTTCAAGCAGGTACTGGAGATCAGATATTGCCAGTTGATATAAATGCCGTTGAATTTTCAGGAGGAAGTTGGGTTGGTCTAAATAGAACCGTCTATATTCATTTCCTAATTACGGTGGTATAATCTAAGATGGTGATATTAAATGGCTGCTGAATTTATTGATGATACGGAAAATGGCTCTGGGTTATACCCAACCAAGATACCTGGCTATGAAGATGCAGCAGATATTCAGGAAGCATTAAGACTTTATCATTATGGATCAAATGTTATACCAACTTCAAATGATTTAAATGGTACAGCAACAAGTATAAACACAAAGTCAGTCGCAGGGCATTTAAAGTCCCTCTCTAATTCAATTGCCTCAGAGGTAACAAACAGAACAACTGCCGACACAAATCTTCAAAACCAAATAGATGGTATTTCAAACACTCTTGCTGCACAAAAAAGCGTAATTACAAAAAATACAGGTTTTACGCTGGACTTAACAGACGCATCAAAAACAATTCTTCTCAATACATCTTCAACAATGAACCTTACAGTTCCTACAAACTCATCTGTAGCAATTCCAGTAGGATCTAGTTACAACTTAATTGAAATGGGTTCAGGAGTAACTCAGTTTGTTGCAGCAGCAGGAGTAACAATTAATAGCAAAAGATCACAACTATTTATTGACACACAGTATGGACAGGTAACTTTGTTAAAGGTTGCAGAAAATGCTTGGGTTGCATATGGTGATATATATGAAGGATCAAATGCTCAAACATTCTTTAATGTGACATACAACTGTGGTCCTGGAGTAACAGATTGTCCTCCAAATACAACATACACTACATCATATACAATACCAACAAACATTCCTGACTCTTTGCTTAGCAGTGATGGTGCTTTCCTTGGCTATTCACTTATTTCAGATAATACAAACTGCGGATTAAATACTGCATACCCTAATGTATCTGCAGCAGACATTGCTAGTGGATATACAATTAGCGGTAACTGTGTTGGAAACTTGTCTTTATCTCCAGTATTTGCGTCTAACCCTGTTACACCAGTTACACCAGTAACGCCTGTTACACCAGTTACACCAGTAACACCAGTAACCCCTGTAACACCAGTAACCCCTGTAACACCAGATGTTACTCCTGTAACACCAGATGTCACTCCTGTAACACCAGTTACTCCTGTAACACCAGTTACACCACCAGTAATGCGAACAGTGCCTAGTGTTGTTGGGTTAACAAATTCTGCAGCGCAAAGTGCAATCACTACAGCAGGATTGTCAGTAGGAAGTTTTACAACGGGATCAGCAACATCTGACCCTGCAAATGCTGACAAGGTTCAAAGCCAATTTCCTTCAGCAGGAACCCAAGTTGAATCAGGATCAAGTGTTAACCTAACAATGTGGAATTACTCAGCAGTAACACCACCAACAACTTATTATGGTTGCTGCAGTAATGGAGCAGGAGTTGAAGGAACATATGCGTCTTCAGGTGCAGCAGTAACAGGACTACAAGCAGCGTGTGCTGCCGATGAACAAGGAAACACTTTAACTGGTGGAGTTTACACATCTCCACAGAGTTGTAATCCACCAGTGACACCAGTGACTCCTGTCACACCTGTCACACCTGTAACTCCAGTTACCCCTGTAGATTGTTCAGACTATGGCCTTATTCCTGAGTCACAGTGTGAGGCTTGTGGATTAGTTTGGTCTCCAACATTTGGTGAATGTATTGAGCCAGAAACTGTAACACCAGTTACTCCTGTAGATTGTTCAGATTATGGTCTTATTCCTCAGTCACAATGTGGTGCTTGTGGATTAGTATGGTCTCCAACATTTGGTGAGTGCATAGATCCAGGAAACTGGACTGCAGTAGGATGTTGTAATGGAACTGCTCTTGCAGGTGCTGGAGATACAGAAGCAGAAGCAATAGCAGATTTAAATTCTCAGTGTTCTGGTTCATTAACAAGCACTAGTACTACAACAGGAACAGCAACACTTCCAAACTGTTCAACAGGAGACTGGACTGCAGTAGGATGTTGTAATGGAACTGCTCTTGCAGGTGCTGGAGATACAGAAGCAGAAGCAATAGCAGATTTAAATTCTCAGTGTTCTGGTTCATTAACAAGCACTAGTACTACAACAGGAACAGCAACACTTCCAAACTGTAGTGGATCTGTTACCCCTGTAACCCCTGTAACACCAGTAACTCCTGTAACACCAGTAACCCCTGTAACACCTGTAACACCAGTAACTCCTGTAACACCAGTAGATTGTTCAGACACAAGTTTGCTTAATTCAAGTCAGTGCGGTGCATGTGGTTTAGTTTGGAATGCATCGTTTAATGAATGCGTAGAACCATCAGTAACCCCAGCAGTAACACCTGCAGTAACACCAGAAGTTACTCCTGCAGTAACACCTGCAGTAACACCAGAAGTTACTCCTGCAGTTACACCATCACAATGTCCACCAGGATATACTTGGTATCCAAACTTTGGTGAATGTATAGAAGATTCAGTAACACCTGCAGTAACACCTGCAGTAACACCTGCAGTAACACCTGCAGTAACACCAGAAGTTACTCCTGCAGTAACACCTGCAGTAACACCAGAAGTTACTCCTGCAGTAACCCCAGCAGTTACACCTGCAGTTACACCAGAACCTTTCAGTTTCACACCACGCTTCATGGCATCGCTTGCACCAATGACAAAGGTCAGAATGGCTGACGGATCCATGAAGGCTGCAGAAGATGTTTTGGTTGGAGATGTTCTTATGTCCGTAGAACTTCCAGACTTTGCGAACTCCTATACAACAGAAGAATTGCTTTCTTGGACGGCACAGCAAGACATAACAGAATTAGAGCCAACAACTACAACTGTAAATAAAGTTACTCTCCATCCATCTTCGTCCATAATTAGCGTAAACGAGGATGTTTTTTCTCCAAACCATATACTGTTGATTAGAAGAGGGGACGAAGTTTCAATGAAGAAGACTTCAGAACTTCTTCCTACAGATATGGTGTGGGATTACGCAGCAGATGGTTGGGCAGAAATAACAGTCCTAGAAATACACGACTATGATCACACTGTCATCACTATAAACTGTGAGCCTAACGATCTATTCTTTACTCACGGCGCTCTAACTCATGATGGTAATGAGTGGGCACAAAACCAAGAATAGTGTATAATTTTATATATGACAAGTCGTATAGAAAAAATAAAAGAAATAATAGAAACCAATAAAAAATCTGCTGTTGGTCCAATGGATATGATTAATCCAGAAACAGAATGGGTAGATGAAGAATTGTTTAATGAAAGATTCTCTATCTGTAAAGCATGTCCAGAATTAATAAAATTAACAAAACAATGCAAAAAGTGTGGGTGCTTTATGACTGTAAAAAGTAAAATGAAATTGGCATCTTGTCCGTTAGGTAAGTGGTAATGAAAAAAAGAGAAATTGCTCCAGGCATTATTGTATACTCTGACGCAATAAAAGAATCTGAATCCTTAGTTTTAGATATTGAAGAAGGAATGTCTAGTGCAAAAATAGAATGGCAATTAGCGGGAGTAAAAACGGGAGATGAAGATCCTGGGAAAAACAAGGAACTAAGAGATACTTTTGTAGTACCAATTCCATACAGCGATACAGAGATTAAAGATTTTGTTGGATTTCAGGGGTCATTCTTCTCGTCTCTCACAAACCTATTTCTTGAAAATCTAGGACCATTAGAGCATGACTATAAAGTAGATCATGGACTTTCTACAACCTGGCACGATCAGTATAGTATATTAAAATATGGAGTTGGACAAAAGTTTGTAAACCATATTGATGATCACAAAGATTATCATAGAAGAATGTCAACAATATATTATATTAATGATAACTACGAGGGTGGCGAAATAGTTTTTCCAAGATTTAATATTAAATATAAGCCAGCAGCCAATGAGTTCTTAATTTTTCCATCAACCTATGTATATAATCATTCAGTGTCTCCAGTAATATCTGGAGAGAGATATGCTGTAGTAAGTTGGTTAAGATGAGTATAGATATGAACCTTGTTAGACAGGCAATAATAGAAAATAGAATTCATGTTTTTAAGAATGCTTTTGCAGATTTGCCATCTTTGGACACATTAATGTCGGTTGTTTCAAAGTATGTTGAAGAAGACCTAGAAAAGTTTCCAGAAAGATCATATCTTTTAAGTGATTTTGTCGAAGGCGAGTCCTCTGATATGAGACTGAAGTGTAGATTTTGGTCAAGAATGGCTTTTCAACTTTACGACACAGAAGATACATATATGTCAATAATACCTGAGTTGGCTCCAGTTACAGAGTGGGCACTTTCTCATTACCCTGCAGATATTTATACTGGCAATTTTGGTTTGGTATCTTTAATGAAAAACAGAGGTGTGGTTGGTAGCAAACATAGAGATTATGTTGACCAGTTTCAGTGGGTAGTTAAAGGTGAAATGATCTGGCGCACAGGAGAGAATCTAGAAAATGAAACTCATGTTGTAGAAGGCGATTTTATATTTGTACCTAAAAATCTTGCTCATGAGGTTGAGACAATAAAAGCCCCAAGAGTAGCGATTAACCTAATATTAAGAAACTAAAAAGCACCTACAGATTTCTCCATAGGTGCCTTTAGTTATTTTTTTACTTAGGAAATTTGCTCATCCAAAATTTTGTTCTTGGGGTGATGCCCTTCCATGAGGACCAATCTTCCCCACCGTTTGTCATGTAGTATGCAATTTCTGCATTCTTGACGGGATTGAATAGTTCAGCGTTAGAGTCAAGATCAAACTTAGTTCTACGATCAGGACCAAGTGCGTCAATCATGTTAATTTGAAACATACCATAAGACGAGTCACCAGTCTTGTGATTGCCGTTAAAAGCCAATGGACGACCATTAGACTCTTTTTTAGCAACTGCCCAAGCAACTACAAGGTCTTGACCCTTGAAGCCTACTAGAGAAAGCAGTTCCTTTAATTCTGAATCAGTCAGAGAAACCTTATTCTCAAAACTCTCTAGTTTTTTTGCCTTAGAAACCAAAAAAACCTCTTTCGAGGCTGGTTCCAATGTCTGAGCCTGTTCAAGGCTAAGATTGTTCTTAGTATCAAGACCTGAATCAGCATTTGCTCCGTTCGACAAAACAGTTACTAATGCTACGATACTGAGTGTGCTAATGATCTCTTTGTTTCTTTCGATAAATTTAATCATAGTTTCCTCCTTAGAAAACAATAACACCTTGGTAGGTGTCTACACCAAGTATAACATAATTTTGAGCCAAAAGTCAAATCTGGGTGTATAATTATTTTATTATGACCACTTATAACTTTTCTGCCACGGGAGTCAAATATCCCCTTGAAAACTCCCCTGTCAACGTACACGGAGACTTTAAAAAATTAGCAGAATCTTTAGATGCAATTCTACCAGCATACGGGGTATCATATTTTCAGATTGATGTAAATAATAATAGCGGAGCAGCGATTAATGCAGGAGTTCCAGTCTTTGCAACAAATGGAAAAGTAAATGGCAAGGTTACAATTGGAAAAGCACTTCCATCAACTACTGCTCCAATATTAGGGTTATTAAAAAACAATACAGCAAATGGCTCTGATGGAATAGTTGTTGTTGCTGGAGTTATGGAAGGTCTAAACACTTCAGGTTTTGCTGCAGGACAAACACTTTATGTAGGAGCATCTGGAGGTCTAACAAACGTTAGGCCAGTAGGAGGATCTGCAGCAGTTGGAATTTGTGCAGTTGCAGATAATGTTAATGGAATAGTTATAGTAGAAGCAAAAGGAAACGGTACCTGGGGAGCACTCAGAGACGGTTTGTCGTGATATAATAAACAAATGGCAACCTTTAGAAATCAACCCACAGACTCTTATGCACTGGGTGCTGCCCCACCAGAAATTCGTTGGACAGTTGTCCGTGGAGATTCAGCAGCCTTTCGTGTTTATGTAACAAACGATGCAAGAGAGCCACTTCTTCTTGAAGACTGGCAAGTTGCTATGGATATTTATCGTCCTTCAACAAGTACAAAAATTTTAGACTTAACTCCAGAACCCATTGAGTTTCAAGATGAAGAAGGAAGTTTTACAGTTAAACTAACATCATCACAATCTAGAATTCTTCAGACAGGAGATATTTTCGACATCCAACTTACAGAACTTTTATCAGAAGGTAGAGTTTGGACGGTAGCCAAAGGATCAATGGTTATCATTGAAGATATAACACAGTAATGCAAACAACACACCAACTAGCCCACGGACAAATAAAAGAACTTGACTCAAGATCTATTCGTATAGATCACATACAGCCAAAAGCGGTTTTACTTGAGGTATTACCTTTTAGAGTTCGCTTCACAAACGTAAGTGTTTTTGGATATTCTAAAACAAATCCACCTCCAATCCCACTTCAGGTTATTGGATATAGCAACTATATTCTTTAATTAGATAATTAAAAGGGTGATATAATTGCCACATGGCTAAAGTATCAATTCCATCAGTTAAGGCTCTATTCCAAACAGGAGATAGACCAACTCAAGAAAATTATGTAGATTTAATCGACACCGCAACTGCTCAGTCAACAGACTTGGGCTCTTCAGGTAATAATGAAAATACAATCAATGGTATTGAGAACTTAACTGTTGTTGATAACTTTGACGCTACAGTTTGGCGTATGGTCAAGTATATTGTTTCAATATCAAAGACCTCTGCAGGGGACAACAAGTTCTATGCAACCGAACTAACAATTCTCGTTGACGGTACAAATGTAAATGTCAGCGAATACGGAACAATCGACAATGATGGGAATATTGGCACCATTAATGTCTCTCGCACTGGAAATACCGTGGCCTTAACAGTCACTCCAGATCCTGCGATCAAGCCAGTCACCGTACGATATGCTCGTATGGGACTTAAGGCATAATAAAAGGAGATATAAAAAAATGGCAACAGTAAATAAAGATTTTAAAATTAAGAGTGGTTTAATCGTTGAAGGTACAACAGCGACAGTTAACGGTTTTGACGTTATTACAAAGAAGCAGGCAGATCAAGACTATATCGTTGGTCTTATTGGTGGTACAGCAACATCTGAAAACACTGCAAACACAGTTGTAAAGCGTGATGCTAATGGTAACTTTGCTGCAGGAACAATTACAGCAAACATTACTGGTACAGTATCAAGTCTTTCAAACCACGATACAGCAGATCTTGCAGAAAATGCATCAAACAAGTACTTTACAAATCAAAGAGCACTTGATGCAACTGCAGCAGCATACGATGCAGCAGGTTCAGCATCAGCAGCACAAGCAGCAGCACAGACATTTGCTACAAATGCAGACACAGCAGTTCGCACAGCAGTAACAACTGAAATTGGAACTGCAAAGACAGAGGCAATCAATGCCGCTGCAGCAGATGCAACATCTAAGGCAAACGCAGCACAGGCAGCAGCAGAAGCAACAGCAGCAGCAGCACTTTCAACTGCAATCTCAACAGAAGTTTCAAATCGTAACTCAGCAATTACTACAGCAGTAGCAGCAGTAGTTGACTCAGCACCTGCAGCACTTGATACTCTTAATGAGTTAGCAGCAGCGCTTTCTGATTCACCAGATACAGTTACAAATCTTACAACTCTTGTTGGAACAAAGGCTCCACTAGCATCACCAGCATTAACTGGCGTACCTACAGCACCAACAGCAGCAGCAGATACAAGCACAACTCAGATTGCTACAACAGCATTTGCTAAGGCAGAGGCTGACGCAGCACAA